CTATGCTCGCGCGGTCGGCACATCCGCAAGTCGCGTCGTGTAACACGGCGACAGCATCTCGCGCTTCATCTGCCACGACTGGTGGATACCCTGCCCCGCAAAATAGAGTGTCCCCCGCCCCTGCTGGTTGAGTTTGTCCATCAGTGACATCAGCGCCTCACTGTTTGCCCGCGGCGCGTTGTCATCAAACAGATTCAGCTGCGCCACGCCCTGGCTGAAAAAGTCACCCAGCATCACACCTGCTTTCTGGTACCGGTGGCCGTCGCGCCAGACTGCATCGAGGCAGCGCGTCGCCGCGGCGATAATGTCACGCGTGTCCTGTGTTGGCGTCAGCAATTTGGTCCCGGCGTGGTTGCCGTAATACGGCTCAGCAGAGAACGGCGACGTTTTCACGAACACCGAAATGTACCGGCAGAACTGATGCTCGCCGCGGAGCTTTTCCGCCGCACGCGCTGCATAGCTGCAGATAGCCTGGCGCATCGCTTCATAGTCGGTGATACGCTTCCCGAATGACCGGCTGCAGACGATTTCCTGTTTCGCCGGGGCAAACTCCTCGATCTCCAGACAGGGCTCGCCGCGCAGCTCGCGCACGGTGCGCTCCAGCACGACGTTAAAGTGTTTGCGGATAAAGCGGATATCGGTATCGCATAGCTGCAGTGCGTTTTTAATGCCCATTGCCTCCAGCTTTCTGGCGATACGCCGACCGACGCCCCACACTTCCTCTACCGGCATCAGTGCCATCAGCCGCCGCTGGCGCGCCTGGTTCGACAGGTCCACCACCCCACCCGTCTGCGGCCACTCCTTCGCCGCGCGATTGGCGAGCTTCGCCAGCGTCTTCGTCTGGGCGATACCGACACCACAATGGATCCGGGTGTTGCGCCGGACGGTGTCGCGTATCTCCCGGCCAAAATCAGCCAGGTCGCGGCAGTTGCGCACGCCCGTCAGGTCGCAGAAAGCCTCATCGATGCTGTATACCTCGACGCGCGGGCACATTTCCTCAAGCGTGGTCATCACCCGCTGGCTCATGTCACCGTAAAGCTCATAGTTGCTGGAAAAGGCAATGATCCGCTGCGGAAAATGCATCTCGCGCAACTGGAACCAGGGCATGCCCATTTTTATGCCAAGCGCTTTTGCTTCGCGGCTGCGCGCTATCACACAGCCATCGTTATTCGAGAGCGCCACAATGGGCTGACCGGCCAGATCCGGACGGAATGCCGTCTCGCAACTTGTGTAGAACGAGTTCATATCAACCAGCGCGAACATTGCGGTGCAGGGTATTTATCACGCAAATAACAACGCCGACGATTTCGAGGTCGTCGGCGTCATAAACAGCTATAGGCGGGTAAGCCGGGTTCTCGGCGCGCAGCTGCGCCACCGGGTACGTAACCAGCCTTTTCACGGTGAACTCCCCGCCGATATTGGCGACGACGATATCGTTGTGCTTCGCGTGAAGGCTGAAGTCCACCAGCAGAAGGGAGCCATCGAGAATACCAGCGTCGCGCATCGAGTCTCCTGCGACCCGCAGAACATAGGTGGATGAGGGGTGTGCAATAAGGTGGGAAACGAGATCAATTCCGCTGTCGATATAATCAGCGGCAGGGCTCGGGAAACCAGCAGAAATCAGGTCTGCATAGAATGGGATGCTGACCGGCTTAACCGGCAAGACGAGGGGGTGTATTTTCATTATGTACCTCCTGAAATTACTGTGTATTTATACAGTAATTTCAGGAGGGAACGAAATCAAGACGAAGCGGCCTATTAATCGTAACGGCAGAGCAGTTTTAACAGCTGCTCTGCCAGGACATTGCGCCGGCTTATTATTCGCCGCTTACGCTGACCGGGGGCACCGGCCAGACAGCTTTTACGGGAAAACCGTCTTGTTGTGGAACCTCATGTAATGCCTTCCGGTAAGCGTCTCATGCTTCTTTGTCGGTCGGCGCGCCAGACCGCATCGAGGCAGCACGTCGCCGCGGCAATGAAAAAAGGGACGTCAGGCCCTTTTGTTATTCTACTTCCGGCATCTGAACGCGAACAGAAACAAAGACACCAGAAGGGATATCAATCGGATCCCCATCCGATTTACCTTCCACAAGGTTCTGAGCAAACTTTGGCGAGCTGCCATTGACGCGATGGTAAGTCTTGACGGTTATAGACCCATCAGCGCCGACGCTGTAATCAAGCCAGATAAGTGGTTGCTTGTTACGGTCTACCGGTATCTCAAAGCCGCCATCCGGCCCGCTCCATGCGCCATCAGAATTGAGCCCCAAACAACCCTCAATCAGATAAACCCCCTCATCAATGCGAGAAACGGTTGCGCCAAAAGACTCATCATTCGTCTCGAAAGAGCCATTAGTAAATATTTTAACAACCGGCGACGCGCGCTTGATGAAACCGTTCGCGTCTACCGTCGTATTGCTCGCATTCCAGGTTTCCCTCCATGCCGTCCAGGTTCCATTAAGTCTTGCCCTTGCAGACAGTGAACCGCTCGCAGTAACCTGAATCTGAGAAACGTTTGAACCTTCATCGCGAGACATAACCAGCATTGGCATGTACTCGTTCGCGAAGTTAACGCCGCCAGCGCCTGGGCCGGTATAAAAACCGTTCCAGTTAGCATTGTTCGCATTTGATGGGCTTCCTGATGGAATAATGGCGGTAGGCGATCCAATTCCATAATCCCCCCATTTCATCATTGTTCCGGCGCCACCAGGGATAGTTATCGTTTGGGTTACTGCCGGAGATGATCTGTAATCCGTCACCTCTATAGCTGAACGGGCAACACCGCCAACAATCGCTTTTGCCACTAAAGAAGCCGTGACAGAAGTAGATCCGGCAACCCTGATTTCCGACTGAGCACGACCACCATCAACAACGGTTCCAGAAGACGGGTAGGATGCATAACTGTTGATAACACTGAATGATGTGTTCGCCGCCTGGAATGCGCCGGACGCGCGGATAATCCAGATACCGAAGGCTTCGCTTGGATGTATCTCGCCAGACCCATCTCGACCATATGAAGCATTGTTGCGGCTCGCGTCGAACATAAGGTTAGAAGTAACTTTGTTGGTTATGGTGGCATTCGCTGACATTGGCGGAGCAGCGTAGTTTCCGATACCTGTTCCAGGGAAAACCCCAAAGCTTTTGTATAAAGACGAATCGCCAGCTCCGCCAGTGACCCACATATCCACCGGATCAGTGCCGCTCGTTCCGTACATCGAACGCATTCCGATGCTGCCGGAAATATTCGGCGCGCTGTCCTGCAAAATTCGCCCAACCACATCACCAGATGCCGCCCCGCGCAGGAAAGGAGATCGAACACTTCCCGGCTGGATACCGTTAAGATCAGGAACGCGAAATGTTGTAGATCCGTCCCCTGGTGAGTACATCCCGCGATTCATTGCTGGTGCCGCCGCGTTGCTTGACGTCATCCAGATCGCATCGGTTTGCGTTGCGGTCAAAAATCCTGAGCTTACAGCCGCCCATAAATCTGCGGTTTTTACATCGGTACGGCTCTCAAGCTGGCCGTCTGCGGCGACATAACCAGCAGGCAATGACGCGCGAGAGCCGTTAAACCATTCCACAGCGCCGATAAAGTTATTCATCACGCCATTCATGTTGGCCCCGCCGCCGCCACCAGACGAAGCCTTAAGCTGGCGCAATGTTACAGCATCAAAATCTCCCACAGCTTCCGCAGCGAGCGGCAACGGCTTACCGTTCAGCAGGTTTTGCAGCGATGCCGCCCTGTCTGTGACGTCGGACAGGTTCGCGTCTTTTGTAAGGACTTTTTCGGCGTCAAATTTATCGGCAAGCGACTGCGCGCGATCGGCCTGAGCGCGTGCGTCAGTAGCGGCCTGGCTGGCAGTTCCCACGGCCTGCGCCGCCGTGCTGGCGCTGGCTGCGGCATCGCTGGCTACTCTGCTGGCAACGGCCATAGCGTCCTCTGCCGCCTTTTTAGCCGCGCCGGCATTATCGGCGGAAGCCTTCGCCCCGCTGCTGGCCGTCTCGGCAGCCTGCCGGTCCGCGCTGACGCTGGCCTGCGCCTGCTTAATATCCTCCACGATTTTCTGAAGACTGCCCGGATCGAGGTCTTCGAGCAGGCTCACCAGTGACGGCCAGCTCGGCCCTTTAAACTGGCTGCCGTCAGGCAGCGTAACGGTGATATTTTCACCTGCGGAAAAAACCTGCTGCCAGTTGGCTTTGTCGAGGTTGAGCCCGCGTAAGGCTTCGGTAACCTGATTCACCACTTCCATCGTTACCTGGCTCATGGTACCGCGCGGCACCGCTGACCATGCCAGCCCCGCCGCATCGGGCCCGGTGTACGTTCTGGTGAGCGTCAGCGCCGTGTCGCTGCTGACCGTTTTAACGGCCTGCGTGTAGACAACCTGACCCGCCGTGAAGACGACGTAATCCCCCGCGACCAGTTCGCTGGTAAATGTGGTGCCGTCGCCGTTGATGGTCGTTGCGCCGTTTGTGATGCTGATCGTGCCTTTAGCCATCAGGGCTGCTCCTTAAAATAAAAAACCCGCCGTAGCGGGTCATTCAGTCAATAAGCGGTCAGTACATGCTGTCGAGTAACAGGATATTCATGCCGGTCGTTCTGTTTACGTCCAGCGAATAGTCAGACGTCCATACCGCAGCTACATAGCCGCGCCCCACCCGAACGGCATTACCCGCCCGGACCAGCCCCTGATATTTTGCATAACACCAGCCGCCGGAGATGTCGGTCTGCGCGCCGTAACGACCGAGCATGATGTACCGGTTCCCGATATCAGTAGCTGCCCCTGACGGCCTGTAGAAAGCATTGCTGTAGAGGAACGGGCGCTTTGTTGTGGAAAAGGTGCACTGCCCTCTGCTGTTGAAGAAGTTCAGTCCGGGCCCCGGAACCGGCGCGGTGCCGGTCGCAAAAATCACCACGTCCATCGTTACGGTCGCGCTGACGTTCGCCCCGTTACGCTCGGCCACGGCCCGGACCACGTTACCGTCGTATTCCACCACCACACCGCTGGCGCTCCACCTGGCAAATACGGCATAAGACTGTCGGGTGTAGCCGGTCGCGGGCGGTGACCAGGAGCCGTTAAACGTCACCCGCCCCCGATACACACACTGACCGACCGCGGCCCCGTCCGTGATAAGGGTGAAATCAGTACTGTCAGAAATATAAAGCCCGCGATTGCCCGACTGACTGGCGGGCAGGATCTGCCAGACCGTGCCGGGGTATATTTTCCCGTTGCTCATTTTGTAGTTTGACCAGGCGGAAAAGGTCAGTACATTTCCGCTCTGTGATACGCCGGTTAACACGTCCATATCCGGGATCAGGCTTGTGCTGCCGCCAGGATAAATCCCGGCGGTGACATGCGGTGCGAAGACGGCTGACGCACCCGCCACATAGCCCGGTATCGCGTACTGATTCCCGCTGCCGCTGGCGTACCCGCAATAGGACGGGCACCGCAGCCCCGCGGTAATGGTCATCGCCGGACCGCCGTCATTGAGATCGATATACAGCCCACTCGGCATTAATTCCATTCCCCCAGAATAATACGCCCGCCATTCGCCAGATTTACCGTCACACCGTTACCGTTGATGACCACACCATTTCCGCTACCGGCCAGGGAGAATCTTCCCTCCGTTGCGATAATGGCCCCCCGCACCGTCACTTCATTAAACTCAGCGTTGCCGGCTTTATTGATGATCCAGCCCGCTGAGCCAGCCACGTAGTTATTTGACTGAATGGACGCGCCGATTTTGGCGCTGGTTATCGTGCCGTTCTGGATAAAGGCCGAGTTCATAAACACCTGGCCGTTTACCACTGCAAAGGGTGAGTAACGGTTGTTTCCGCTGCCGCTCATCACCACAAACTGATTCGCATTCACCGCAAAGCGGGTATCGACAGCGGTGCCATTAATGGTGACCGCCACCGACAGCCCGGCGTCATAATACTGCCCCTTATACTGCACGCCGGTTTTCATGGTGTAGATGGCAGAGCCGCCGTTTGCATCGACATACGCATCCATTTTGCCTTCTACCGCGGCCGCCACATCCTCAAACCGCGCCACCACCGTGTCGTTTATCTCACTGATGGCCGATGTGTTATCCGCTGTGGCTTTCTCAAGACGACTGGCGGTGGCGTTGAAATCGTCAAATTTCGCGTTCACCGTCGTCTCAAGCGCCGCGACGGACTTACCGGCATCGGCGGCCAGCGTCCGGGCTTCAATGATGCCCGCGCGGTTATTGCCATAGAGCTTCCACTGCTGGTTCACCGTGTCGTGGCCGCCCAGGGCATTCTGCAGAATGGCTTCGGGATCGAGGGTTATCTGGCTGAGCAGCGCCTCACCGTCTTCCTTCGTCATGAAGTCGCCGGCGATATCGCCCAGGTAATCCTCCGCGTTGTCGTTCGCCATGCCGCGCACCCACGCCGTCCACGCCGACTGGTTCCCGATGCGGTCCACCAGCCGCGCGCGGTACCAGAAGATTTGACCGGCGCGCAGACCGAGCTGCGTGTAGCTGCGCGCCGGATAGGGAACATCGGAGAGCAGCAGCGCGTCGCTGCCGTCGGGCGCAGCGGCATACTGAATTTCGGTCATCAGCGTGTCGTCCGCGCCGTCCGGGAAGTTCCAGTCGAGCTGGATCCCCCAGTTAATCGCCGTGGTGCGGAAGTTCAGCGGCACCGGCGGCTGCCCCACCTTGCCGGTCAGCGTCACCTCGTCGCTGGTCTGCCAGACCGAGGCAACATCGCTGGCGTTCACGGCGCTGACGCGCGCCATATACCGCCCGGCATAGATTCCCTGCACCTCAAAGCCGAGCGAGCTCGTGCGCGGCACGTTCACCCAGTCGCCGTTATCCTTGCGCCACTGGCATTCATACGCCACAGCACCGGGCGCGGCGGGCCAGGCGACACGCAGGGTTTCCACGCTGAGGCCCTGCACCACGCGGCTGTAACTGCTGAGCGTCACGGATGCGGGCGGCACCTGCGCGCCGGGTGGAATGGCCGATACCGGGCGTTCATCGAGCCTGGCGCCGGAATCGATGGCGGCATACTTATCCGGGTTGTGCTGCACCGCGCTGATGGTCCAGGTGCCGTCGTTGTTGTCTTCGACAGATGTGACCCGGTACTGCTGGATTGCCACATCCTGCGCATCAACCGACCAGACCGCCTCGCGCTCCGGCGTTTCGCTGAATACCGCAGACACCGTGACGTTGCGGCCGCTGACCGCCTGAAGGGTACGGGCCTGTGATTTGCCGGACGGCAGGTTGACGATAAGCCTGTCGCCCGCTTTTGCATCCGGCGCCCGGTCGAGCGTCAGCGCGCGACCGTTCACCTGACTGATACGCCCGCCCATCACCCGCCCGGACAGATACTGATCCGCCACGCCGATGATATGGCCCGGCAGCGGGATCATGCCTTCGAGCCCGGTGGCGAAACTCACCATCCGGTCTTTAGCATTCGTCAGCAGCGCCCAGCGGCCGCGGCGGTTGGCCTCGGTGCGCCGCGTGCAGCCGATGGCGGAGATCTGCGTCTGGCGCACGCCGTAGCGGCGCACCAGATCCGGCTCCATCACCGCTTCCACTTCATCGGTGTAATGGTTCTCCGGGTTTGACCAGCTCACCATCGCCGTTGAATAACGGTTCTTCTCGCTGCCGCTGGCGTAGGAGAATTTGCCGTCGATGACGTTGGCGCGGGTGTAGACATACGTCATGTCGCGCGGCATGTCCGCCAGCGCGGAGAGCTGGTTACCGGCCCAGTAGGTCATGCCGCGAAAGATGCTCGCCAGGTCGCGCAGCACCGTAAACGCCTCGTTCTGGCTCTGGATATACACGTCGCACAGAAATCGGGGCTCGGTACCGCTGCCGCCGGTACCGTCCGGCACGGGCTGGTCGCAGTACTGCGCGATGCGGTAGAGCTCCCACTTGTCCACTTGTGTCGCATCCAGCCGGTCACCGGTTCCGAAACGGTCGCTCAGCACCAGGTCGTAAAAGACCCATGCGGGGTTATTGCTCCAGGCCCATTTAAACGAGCCGTCCCAGGTGCCGGAATAGGTGCGTGCCACCGGATCGTAAGTGGTGGGCACGCGGATTTGCCGCCCGCGGGCGCGGAGGCTGATCTGCGGAATATTGCTGAACTGCTTCGCGTTGAACGACACAAAGAGCAGCGCGGTGTTCGGGTAACGCAGCTTTGCATCGATGATTTCCGAATACGCCTCGATATTGGTGGTGTCGACGATGCGGCTGGAGGTGCTGTCCACCGTCGTCCTCCGTACACGAAGCTGCCAGCCGGTCCGGGCGGGCGGGAGATCGATGCGGTGACTGCGCTCATACAGCGAGGTGGTCTTACCGTCGAACGCGCCGTTCAGCACCGTGGCATACCCGCCGCCGTCGGTGGACAGCTCAATTTTGTAGTCGACGCGGTAACCGACCACATCCCCGTTGTCTTTCATGCGCTGCAGCGAAGGCACGCCGAGGCGAACCCGGACGGCAGAGAGCTGCGTGTTACTGATGGCACGCGTCCACGGCTGTGTCGCTTTAAGCTGGGTGTTAATGGTGATTTCATTTTCCACCGACGGCACGCCGGGGATGTAAGTCTGCGCCTGGGTGCCGGACCGGAACTCCCATTTCACACCCGGAAAGTTAAGCGTGCCGTCAGCGCTGCGGATCGGGGTGCCGTCAAGGAAGATATCTTTATCCGTGAGGCCGCCGGCGAACTCCCCCTCGCCCAGCGCCAGCAGGATTTTGGCGGTCGCAATGGACTGGAGTGAATCTGGGGATTCATGCGGCGTGCGGGGTTTATCACCGCCACCCTTTTTACCGGTTATTTTTTCCATACTGCGCCCATAAAAAAAGCGCCCGCAGGCGCTGTTATCTGACTGATGCTCACTGGTCGTTGGTGTAGATACCGGCTGAGACAATCGCGCCGCCGATTTCGCGCTCGCCATAAAGAAGCCCGACGGGATTGCCCATTGCCGTTGTATTCACCGGCCCGCCGAACGCATAGCTCGGCGCGTTATCGGGGTCCTGACGCGATGCCAGCCCACCGGGCTGGGGTGACAGCATCTGCACCACGCCACCGGCCATTAAGCCGATACCGGCCTGTAAGGCATACGGGCCCCACGTCGCGCCGCCCCACGCCTGGCCGATGGTCATGCCAATGGCACCGACCACCACCAGCACCGCGCCCAGTATTGTCTGCAGCACGCCCGCCCGCTTGCTGCCTGCGATAACCGGTGCAATGCGGATATCCGCTTCGCCGCTGTTGTGCTTCAGCTCGTCCTGGCCGATGTTCTTTTTCCCCCTGAAAACGGCAAAGCGCAGGCCGCGCAGGTGCGCCGTCTGCATGTACTGCTCAAAGCCCGGGATAATGACTGACAGCGCGCGGCAGGCTTCCGCCGGGCTGGCTATCACCAGCCGGTGCTCGCGACCGAACCGCGCACCCAGCGTGCCGTAAAGCCGCACCGTTTTCAGTTGGTTCATGGCAAATCCTTGTGTCTGACTATTTTAATGGTGCGCTCGCGCAGGTAACCGCCGTATGGTGTGGTGCAGGAGAGCTGGCCGTAGAGGTGATGCAGCAGCTGGTTACCCTCCAGCAGAATACCGGCGTGATTCACCACCGGCGCGGACACCTGCATCAGCACCATGTCGCCGGGCCGCGGCTCTGTGACCTCGCGAAATCCCTCGGCATACCAGTTATCCATATAAAGATTTTCGCCCCGCTCCCACCACGGGTAATCCACGCTGTAGTTGCGAAGCGTCACGCCCTGCCGGCGGTGCCAGTCCATCACCAGCGACCAGCAGTCGGCATAACCCAGTTCAAAGGCGCGCCCTTCCAGCGGCCGTTCGCCGCGGGGCGCAATGGTGCGCACGTCGGCTTCCGGCCACGAGACGATTACCCAGGGGATGCCGTGGGCGTCGCACTGCAGCTGGTCGAGCTCGCTCGGCTGGGTGGTGGCGCCGTCGCCCGGGTGGGAATGCACAATGGCGGTGACGGTGCCCCAGTCTTCCGCCGCAGCGTAATCCTCCGGCGACAGCTCAAACTGCTCCTCCGGCGCACCGGTGATGTTCCGGCACGGGAAATACCGTTCGACGCGGCTTTTCTGCACCACCACGCCGCAGCACTCGCGCGGGTATTCCGCCTCAGCATGGGCCAGGATATCGGCAATGGTTTTATCGCGCATGGTTACCTCCGGATCAGGCTGGCGCCGGGAAAGCCGCCGAAATCGAGCTGGGCATCCGCGCCAAAGCGTTTTTTACAGTCGGTCATCAGGCCTGAGCATTTATCCTGTGCCGGGTCGGTCACCGGGTTACCTTTCAGATCAAACATGCGCGGGCCGTTGTAGGTACAGCCGTCACCGCTGCGGTATTTGTTGCGGCAGGCCCAGGTGCAGACCGCCGTGATTTGGCGCGTCGGGATCAGCAGTCCCTGCAGGTCCATCGGGCTGGAGAGGCGAAACTCCACCACCTCGTTGTCCTCTGCCGCCTTGCTGTCGATGTAAAATACCTGGCGGAAATACTGCCCCGGATCGGCGGACGGGTTGCCGTCAGGAAAGGTGCGCGCATCGAGATACTGCCCGAACGTATCCAGGATCGTGACCTTCGCCTGCACCATGTCATCAAAGCGCAGACAGAGCGCGGTCACCACGCCATCAAGGTTTGCTACACGCAGCACCGGCTCCGCACTCTGGCCGTCACTCGACGACGCCAGCCCGGTAATTTCAAACGGCCAGGCGCCGTATTCCTCGTCATCAAACCAGATGGATTTAGCGGCAAGCTTCGAGGTGTCGCCTCCGCTCGCCGCGATTTCTTCCGGCGTGTGGGGAATTGTGCAGGCGTGAAAGCGCAGCACGCCCGCGCCGAACGCCGAGCCATCGACGGTCACCAGGCGGACACTGTCGCCGGGCTCAAGCTTCTGAACGTCATTACTGATTGCCATAAGTACCTACGGAGCGAATGCCTGTGTGAAGGTCGCTGAAAGCGAATATTTACCGGCGCCCAGCGCCGACGGGCGGTAGGCATCACAACGGTAAAGCCCCGCGCCTTTCAGCGGTGCCTGCCAGATGAATGAACGGCTGCCGCCATGTCTGTCGAGGAAGTCCATAATCGCGGTGATGTAGCTTTCATCCCCGACGAATTCCAGATCCCATTTCTGACCGCGGGCGTTAATGCCGTCTCCCGACGCCTGGGCGTACCCGTCGCCGAACTGCGCGCGGCGGACGCGGTGAGTCACCTCGCCCCCGGCATTAATGCGCGGGCACCAGGTAAAGGTTTCGGTTGCCATGTTTCACCCATAAAAACCCGCCGTAGCGGGTGGAAAATTGATTTTTAGCGCTTGCCCTGCGTGGCGTTCCACAAGGGGGTGCCGGGCTTGCGCAGCTGCGAGTTGATGGTATCGAGGATGGCGCCGGTGAGCTGGTTAGCCACCGCGCCCGCGGCGTTAGCGTTACCCTGTGCACCACCTTTGTCGCCTGTGAAATTAATAGCCCCGATGCTGACGCTGACGCCCGCGCCGCCCTGCGTGCCGCTACCCAGCGCCTTCACACCCAGCCTGCCGGTGGCGTCGCGGGTCAGCGGCATAATGGCTTCCGGTCCGGCCTCACCCATCACGCCAGCCCCCTTCGCAAACGCAAAAAAGGTGGGGGTATCAACGACACTACCGCTGTAGCTGCTCAGATCGGCTGAATAATAAACCCCACCCTTCGCGTTAAACTGAAACGACGCACCGTAGTTCTGAATGGCGGTGCCCGCACCGGCACTGCCGGTTGCGCTTCCGGCGACGCCTCCCACAATCCCCCCGAGAAGGGAGCCGAAAAGCCCACTGCCAGACGAACCGCCACCCATCGCGTTAACCACGGCCATCTGCAGCGCAACCTTTGAGATAGTCTGCAGAACGGATAACCCCCAGTCCTTCCAGCTGGCCTTGTTACCCACCAGCATTGCGGAGACGTTATCAAGCGCACTGTCCATCGTGGAGGTAATGCCCTGCGATACCGTGCCGGCAATGTTGCTGACGTTATCCATCCAGTCAGCAAGCCCCGCACTTGCACCCGCGCGCCAGTCCAGTTCGCTGGCCTTCGCCTGCTGATATTTTTTATCAAGCGCATCCAGCGCTGACTGACGCGCTGCGATTGCCTCTGCCCCCTTATCGGTTTTATCAAAGACGCGATCAACCTCCTGCCGCTCGCGGTACTGTTCACGCTGGCGGTTCCCCATTCCTGACGTAGTGGCGGTTAAGCCAGCATCATCCTGGTAGCGGTGTGCAGCGTCCTTCAGATCTTTCAGCGCGTCAGCCATTTCATGCTGCTTGCGGACAGCCTCATCGGCTTTCCGCGTCCACTGCGCCAGCGCCACGGCACCCGCCTCAATGGATTTTCGCTGCTCCTCGCTCCACTTCACGCCATTTTCATGAGAGGCAGCGTAGAGCTCAGCCGCTTTTTCTCCCTGCGTGGCGCGCACCTTCTGAACCTCTACAGCAACGCTCAGATCGGCGATTTTTCGGCTGTACTGCTCAGCAGTCTGTGTCGCTTCTCGCGCCGCTTTATTCTGGGCATTAGTCGCAGCAGTCTCATTCTTTTTGGCCTGTGCCGACGCTTCATCTTTCCGCGCAGCCTGATCTTTGTTGTAAATGTACTGGGTATAGAGCGCCCCGGTCAGTTTCAGATCCTGCGCTTCATAGACATGCTGCTGATGAAGTTTCTGCAAACCGGACAGACTCGCCAGCTCATTATCTCGACGGGCTTTTTCCAGCGCTGTTGTCTGCTGGGGCGTCGCGTTCGAAGTGGATATCACCGGCCCGGCATATGATGCCGGTCGACTGGCGGGTGTTACCCCCATGCTGCGGTTCAGTAGATCATATGCCCCTTTAAGGGTGGCAATAGCGCCTGCCTCCTGAATGGCTTTCTGCGTAGCCTGTTCGCTGGCGTCGTTAAACAATCGTTGGGTCTGCTGAAGTTTTGAAACGGCCTGCTCCCGCTGATACTCCAGATTGTTCAGCTGATCCGTAAGAGAAATATTTTTCTCTGTAATATCCGCCTGGTCCATAAACGTGTTAATCCACGTCATGGTTGGGTTTTGGTTATAGTCCTGCTGAATTTGTGCGAGACCCGCCAGGTTGACTTTGACACGCGCTATCTGGCTGTCGAGATCGGCAATATCTTTTTTTTGCGCATCCACTGATGAGCGAGCATCCGCCGCTGCGGATCGCAGGCCGAGGGATGACATATCCTTAAGCCGGGCGTTGATCTCATCCAGGTTACTGGCAAAAGCCACGGCTTCTTTATGCACCTGCTGTGTATGCTGATACAGCCCATACATCGCGATCCCGGAAGCGGCAATGACCCCCGGCCATCCACCTAACAGGCTCAGAACGCCATCACCCAGGCGGGACATCACAGAGGCGGTTTCAGTCAAACGACCGGCAGCAGATGAACGGCCGCTGACAGCAGTATTCAGTTGAGACTGTGCTACCGCTAACTGACGCTCCGTGGCGATTTGCGCCTCAATGCCAGCGGCGGCGGCGCGGGCCTGCTGGGCACGGTAAACAGCCTGCCTTGCCGTTGCCACACTGACCTGGGTGCCGCGCAGCTGCGCTTCCGCAAGTCCCACCTCTGCCGCTGTGTTCGCTATCAACGAAGCGGTGGCCGTTGTGACACTGGATGTCATATTTCCGAAGTATCGCGCCACGCCGAGCCCGACCAGCGCGCCCGCACCATTCGCTACGCTATCGATATTTTCGGCCAGACCATCCAATACACCGGACAGAGTGGACGATGCGCCCACGGCCTGGTTAGCGCCCCCCACCCACGCCATAAAAGCATTTTCTACTTTCTGCGCCGATCCGCTGATACTGGCCGGGAGTGTGTCAAATTCTTTACGAAGCTGGGCCACATTGGTCAGAAGCGGTACAATTTTGTCGGTGGTCAGTTCCCCATTATTGGCCATGTTACGCAGTCCGCCGATAGTGGTGTTAAGACCATCAGCCAGAAATTTGGCGAGACGCCCGCCACTTTCCATGATCGCGTTAAACTCCTCACCACGCAGCACGCCAGAACCGAGCGCCTGACTGAGCTGCGTAATGACAGAGCTGGCCTCTTCCGTGCTGGCGCCGGATAACTTGAGGGAGGTCGCAACGGTTTCGGTGACGTTCGCCACGTCTGCAGATGCATAGCCAGCGTCACGCAGGGACTGAGCGATTCGGCTGTAGAGATTGGCGTTTGCCTCAAACGAGGTTCCGGTCCGCTGACTGATCGACATCAGCGACTGCTGCGCCGTAGTAAAGTCCTGTGCCGAGGAAGAAGCGAGCCGCAGGCGACCATTCAGCTGGTTCCATGTATCGGCATAGTGGATCAGCTGTCCGGTAGCAAATGCTCCGGTAAACGCGCCAGCCATACCAGCAGCAGATGAGCGAATCGAAGCAAGCTGAGCATTGAGCTCACCCAAAGAACGCTGCGTTTCTCGCGTAGCGGCAGCCGCACGGCGCCCCCCCTGCTCCATTGTTTTGTAATAATCTGCGCCCATACGCGAAGCACGAGCAATTTCAGACTGAAAGGATTGGGAGTTAGCGGATATTTTAATTATTAATTCGCGCAGAGTTGCCATAAGCCACCTAATAAAAAACCCCGCCGAAGCGAGGTTTATAGAGGTATTTAAAAAAAATATTTAAAGAAGTCCGGCTTTTTTCCTCGCCTCTTCTAAATATTCATCATCGGTTTTCTCGATTTTTGTAAGGCTGCTTTGACCACTAATGTCGCTTCCGCAGTGCTTGCATTTAACAGCTTCTTTTCGAACCATTTCAGCACAGAAAGGACACTTTCTCATTCCATCATCAATCATCTCCTGCTCAACTACTTTGGCATCCTTTTTTATAACCAAAGAATGAACTAAAGCTATGATAAAAACAAGAAAACCATACAGCCACCACGCTAGAAATGAGCGGCCCTTACTTTGAGCTATTAGCGCGGGAATAATCCCAAGCACAGCGGCAACGAGAAACAATTCCATAACACATTCCTTATCTTTAACTATCAGGTGTAATCCTAATAGCATCGATATGAAATGTCACTTAGTGCTATTTAACCAGCCAGCGCGGCAAAGAAACCTTCCAGCTCGGCGCTTTCTTCGTTCGGTTCCGTCGCGCTCCACTGAAGAAGCAGATCGTCCAGACTCAGCTTTGCGCCCTGCGAGTTAAGTACCGCTGCGGAAATCTGAGCGGCCTGAATATCGCCGCGCCGGTCGCTGATGGGGTTCAAGCGGTCAAACTCAATCCACATGCGCAGCTCACTGGCCGTCAGGGTCTGCTTCAGCTCATGAAGCGTGCGACCCAGACGGAGCGCCAGCGTCATCAGAAAGTAAGTACCGGGCTGGCTTACGGCTTTTCCACATCGGCCGCCGTAGTGGTCAGTTCCAGTGCCTGTTTAAGAAGACGGGCATGCACCGGACCGTAGAACTGTTCAATCTGCGTTTTATCTTCTTCGTTAAAGACCTGTGAGCCGTCTTCTTCAAGAAGCACATCGATAAACAGCACCACATCAGCGCTCTTGTTACGCAGTGCGCGTTCTGCTGCCGTCAGCTCTTCAGGTTCGCCCTCTCCCTGCTTCGGGTTCAGCACCTGCTGCCATTCCAGCCACGCCTGGGCGGAAGGTTCACGCAGCTTAACGGTGACGTTTTCCCATTCCGGAACGGTAACGATTTTGGTACGAAAGCCTGCCATCGGTGCCAGCGCCAGCGCGCGTAGTGAATTCTTTGAAACGTTATTTGCCATTTGATCTTGTCCTGTGATCTCGGTAATTAAAAAGCGGCCAAAGCCGCTCAGGAACCAGCCGCATAAATGCGTTTAGTTTTGCCACGAACGCGCAGGGAGTAAGTGGCGCCGACCACCGAGGACGTGGACGCAGACCAGGAACTCTGTCGAACCTCAACCAGCGCGTAGTATCCATTGCCGGAAGGAAACACAACCCGAAGGGCGCGCAGTTCGTCATTTTCATAGGCGGTCTGCAGGGCTTCCTGCGCAGCTTCGTCACCAACCCAGTTACGGGTGATGCTCATTTCAGCAGGCGCGGCAAGGCCGTTAGTCTGCTCCTGCTCGGTCGAGCACAATGTAGTGACGTCGATGTCCCCTTTTTGCCCGCCGGTGAAAGAGATTTCCTTCGTTGCGCAGGCTGCTTCCAGCCAGGTCACACCCGATGCAGGGAATCCGGCGGAATTAAAATCATCCGGCGTTACAGGCGCGGCGGATACCGCAAAGGTCATCCCCTTTGTCACTTCATATTTACTGGTCATGATATCTCCAGGTAAAAAAACCGCCGGAGCGGTCTGTGATGGTTAACTGATTTCAGTAGAGAACCTGGAACTCCAGCGAAGCACGGTAAAGCCGTGCTTCCGGCTCGTAACCAGGAATATTGTTGACGCTCTCAGGCTTTAGAACTTTGATGGCTTCAAATGCCTGGCTTCTGATTGCCCGGGCTTCGCTGATAGTCCGGGAATAGACGTCGACCTGCACGGATAACGTTGTTTCCGCCTGCCCGCAAAGCGTGTCGCTTTCAGGGGCGGAGATGATTGAGAAAACCACCCAGGGCGGCGAAATTGAGGGCTGCCCGTCCTGGCCAAGCGGCGCGACATAGGGATAAACCTGTCCGTCAGCCAGAGGCGCAAGCAGTGGATAAAGGACATTCTCATTCATTTGCTCAGCACCTCATCAATAGCGCGGTTCATACGCTCCATCGCAACCTGTGCCGCCTGCTCCTGGCGGGTATCAAAAGCAGGCCTCACAAACGGATGCGCCGGCATATTAACCGTGCCAAGTTCGACGAAGCGCCAGTAGAAAGCATTGCGTGGGTTGTTCGCCTTCATCGTGTTGTCGCTGTTCCCGGTGCGGGGGTTAACGCCACGAATATGGACGCCTGAAGAAATTTCTCCACGGCGGCGCGCCTTCTGGGTCAGGATAACCACGTTTTTCTTCATCTTTCCTGTACGTTCTGGCGCCCGCTGGATAACTTCCTCTCTCAGCACTTCCGCACCAGCACGGGTGGCATCGCGCAAGACTTTGTTATTCTCTGCGCGGCTGAGAGTCTCAAGGTCTCGAGCTATTTCATCGAGCCCGGAGAAGTCGAGGTTTATGTCGATCACTTTTCACCTCCCTGCTTACAGAGAATTTCAAGCTGAATGCAACTGGCGTCGGGGATTGGCGGCCCCGCCACGCTCAGGACAACCCCTTTAAACGCGCCGCTTAACACCCTTAGACGGGAGGCAGCGGTAATGTCCCGCCTGAATCGCACCCAGACGCGAACAGTTGCCGTAGCTGTCTCCGCGCCAGAAGAAACCAGTTCCCTGCCACTGATCCCCTTAACTTCAGCCCAGACGGTTTTACCTTCTTCCCATTTTTCAACGAGCTGACCTGATGGGTCCCGGACAGCCGTGAACGTAAGGATGGAAACCCGATCGCGTAAGCGCCCTGCCTGCATAGCACCTCCTCGCTATAAAATCGTTGGCCGACGGAGATCGTAGATAAGCATCGTGACGGAGAGCGGCAACTCACCTTGCTGAAGCTTTTCTTCCTCTTCACCACCCCGATTACGATCCAGCCAGCCCAAGAGCATGAGCAGCGCCGTCTGCGTGCGTCGTAACGGTTCACCTTCGATCAGCGCGCCATCACTGTTGACAATAAGGTCACGGCTTCCCTGGACATAAGCGAGAATAGCGGCACTGCCGGCCTGAATTTTTAGGGTCAGATCAGCATCTCCGGCATCATCATCTATGCGCAGGTGCTCTTTTGCCTGCAGGAGAGTAACCAGCTCAATCACGTTTTATCCCTCCCGTCTCGCCCGCGCTTGGTCGCAAGCGTCCAGCCTTTCGATCCCGTTTCGCCTGGCTTGTCCTGCGTCTGCTCGTCGCAGTGCCAGAGCGAGCCGCCCCACGTTACCGTGTCGCCTGGCAGGTAATCCTGGCCAGATTTGAAAACGCCTTTATAAATCATGACCGGAACGTCAAAAGACTTGGTTTCACTGCTACCGCTGGAACGGTTAACCGTTAGGGTGAAACGCCGTTGCCCGGAACGCTCAACTTCCACGCCCGCCACACCGTCAACCACACATTCCCATCCGCGCATGCCGTGCGTTTTCTCATAAGCACGCCACAAACCGCCGTTATGGGTTGCATAAGAGCCGCGAGGGTAGTTTTTCTCTTCATCAATGAATGGCAGAATTTCCAGCGCCAGCGCATCGCGGCCATCTTCACCATCCCTGCCCGGTTCAGCTGTCGGCAATGCGGCCACGGCTTCGCTAACCAGCGTTTTCACATCCGGAAGAACAGGCATTGACGATGCGACGAGTTGCTCCAGCATCGGTTGCACGTCTTCGGGCGTAAGGCTTTTGCCGTCCTGCGGTACCGGAATGCCAGCGAACGCACTATTCACGGCCTCTTCCACCGCCTGCTTCAGAACCACCGGATCGTAATCCTTACCGTCTTTCGGCGTTGGTAAGCCGCCGAATGCCTTGTCCACCATCTCCTGCAGCATCGGCTGTACGTCTTCGGGCGTCAGGCTTTTGCCGTCCTGCGGAGCCGGAATTGCGGCAACCGCATCAGTGACCATGGAGGCGATATCAGGCAGTTGAAGAACCTCAGGCGCGGGCAGAGCTGCCACAGCCTCTTCCACCATGGCGGCAAAGTCGGGTGCCGGGACGCTTTTTATTTCTTCCAGTTGCCTGGAAAGCAGGCTCAGCTTTCCATCGTATTCCTGACGCTGCAGATCAAGGCTTTTACGAAACCCTTCACGCATTTCAGCGAGAGCATGACCGAACTCTTCACCAAGCACTTTTATCAGCGTTAATTCGCGTTCATTCATTTGGTAAGCAATCCTCTGAGCATGGCTTTGGCCGCTGATTGCTCAGCGGCAGATAAAGCCTTTCCTTCCTCACTGGCGGGTTGCGATGGTGCAGAAGAACTACTTTTGCCGAATGGATCATCCGAGGCATCGCGGCGGGCCAGCGCGCCAAGGCTGAAGTTCTGCTGCTGAAGGTAAAGCTCATCACCACCAGTAACGGGCGGCAGGTTTTCACTGCGTCGCGCCTCATTAGGCGTCAGGATGGTATTTTTAACGCCTTCGCCCAGCGTTTTTATGCGGCGTTCGCTGTCCATACGCAGCAGCGCACTCACATCGAACTCGGTGCCGGTATCACCTTCCAGCTCAAACGCTTCATCCAGCAACAGTTCAATCGACTCGATAAGCGTCTGCAGGCACTGCGAGTAATACTGCTGCTCCAGCGCCTCGATATTGTCGTAGGAGGGAAGCTCGCCTATTCCGGCTTTGTAAGCCGGGACATGGAAAACCGAACAGCTGATTTTCGCGGTCATCTGAAGCTGTTCAACCATCTGAGCATCAGCTGCCGTCATAGCCGTTGGGTTGTATTTGGCGCCATTACTCAGGAGGGCTGTTTTCCCTGCGTTTTCACCCGTATATCCCGTATCCCAGTTGTTTTTCAGGATGCGGGCATTTTCTTCGCTGATGCTACCCGGCACTTCAATAACCCCGCTGGGCTTGCCGCCGTTGCGGAAGAAGAAGGCCGCATTTTCCTGAATATGGTGCCCCTGCATCGCTGCCAGGCCAGCAGCATAAATTGGTGAAAGACCGATAAGCGGATGAAAGAGGCAGTTAAACCGGTCGTGGATAATCTCTCGTGCCGGGACTGTCACCCCGGATTCAATACCGGCCATATTATCCGGGTTAATCTGGTAAAAAACGGAACCGTCATCTGCCACCAGCGGAGTGACCTTGTTCCAGTCCAGAATGCGCAGCTCCGTGATTTCCCCGCGGGTATTACGGATCTTCAGGACAACTGTATTCCCGTAGCAAAGCTTGGAGTTAAGCCAGCATTCGAAAAACTGCATCCGGTTTTGGAACGCATTCGGGCGCCTGTAAATTGCGGCAACCTTGCCATTATTGTTTTCTTTCCAGATGCCGTTTGAATCGCGGCGCATCAGCCGCACAGGCATCTTTGCAATATCACTCGCAATCAGCGATATGCAGGAAAACACGGCGTGGAAGGAAAGGACGGTTTTCTCGTTTATTTCCAGGTTACGCTGCCATGCGCCGGCAAAGGGCTCACGGACAAAACTTAGCAGTGAGGTCCAGAGGCCACGGCCTGCGGGTTGCTGCAGCGCCTTTTCTTTTCTCCGGAAAGGATTCCACATCAGCCATTCCCCGCATTATTTTTCTTTTTCCCGCCACCAGCACGCTTTGCGCCGGTGTACTCAGCCTTGCCCAGCAGCACCAGCACCCTCGCGCACTGGTCATCCACGGTTTTTTCATCGCCGGGCTTAGAGTCATGAGTGCGCTGGAGATATCGGATTTTTGCCATGCAAAATGGCGGGGGTTCCCCCGCCCTCCTGAGTTGGTTAGCTGGTCTGGGTGGTGCCGTAGTTCACGCCGGAAATCACGGCGACGGCAGCGGTACGGCGGCGCTTCCAGTTAATCCAGCGTTCGGCGCGGATAGCCACGCTGTTGGTCTGGAACATGGAAACCATCTCGGTGCCCGTACCATTCACACTGTCGCCGGTTGGTTCGCTCTGCATTTCGAGCGAGGCTTCGCGGGACATATCTACGGCAACGCCGCCGTCGTCAGCCAGGTAGATATCCGGCGCGTTTACCAGCACCAGCTGGCTGCCGACATACTGGGAGACGATAACCGGCAGGCCCTGGAAGGTACCGCCCAGCAGCGTCATTTCCGGATACTCTTTCTGACCCAGCGCATTTTTACGCATGGACAACGCCAGCGCGGTCGTGCTGGACATCAGCCAGACGGCACCATTCGGCTGCAGGTTAGCAGCGACAAACACGCCAAAAGCCGCTGCTGCGTCGTCGTCCGGGTTACCGGTGGACGGGATAGCGGCAATGCCGTTGGTAACGGAAGCTGGCGAAACGTTGGGAACTTCAGACTTGGACGGGTTGATAAAGTCGGTATCGAGACGGGCAATAACCGCTTCGGCCAGGGCATTGCGCACCAGCGCATCGGCTGCCGGGTTGGAGAAGCGGATAAGCTCGTCAGTCAGCACCGCGATTGCGGCCACTTTCGCGAAGCTGAAGGTGATCGACTCGAAGTCAAACTTGGTCAGCGGCTTCGCCTTGCCCTGCCCTACCCAGTTCGCTGACCCGCCAGAGGTCTGTGCCGGGATGCGGATGTTAAACGGCACCTCGCGCAGCGCCGGGATGTTACCCTGCCCGAAGCGGCCAATAATGGTCTGCGGTCGCAGGAATTCCACGAAATCCTGTGCGTATTCCTGATATTCAACCAGCGCACCAGCCCATTTCGGGTCAGTGGTGGTGCCAGCGCCGACGGCCGCTTTTAGGACATGATGCAGTTTCGCATCGTCCGGATACTGCTTACGGGCAATTTCGAGCGCTTCAGAACGGCTGCCATTCGCGGCGGCCAGCGCCTTGGCAAAGCGGGCAAAGGCGATGCCTTTTTCCAGCTTCTGCTCTACGCGGATGATGCCCGGCGCGCTGGTTGCCACCACGTTTACGTCACCACCCGCCGCTTTGCTTACCGGTTTGGCAGTCGCAGCAAGGTTACTTTCCATGTCGCGCAGACGCTTCAGGTGCGCATCCACGGATTTGATTTCGGCGGAGGTGTTGTCGTAGCTCTCCTCTTCTTCCATATCAAGCGTACGCCCGGCTTCGGCGGCTTTCGCCATGATGTCGGAGAGAGACGCCGCCAGCGCCGAACGCTTCGCTTCAAAGCTTTTGATTTGTTCTGCGATATTCATCGAACTGTTTCCTTTATTGGTATTGGTTTTGGGTGCTGTAGCGCCAGCGGACAGTGTTGCTTTAACCACCGGTTTCTCTTTGCCTGACGCGGCGAGTAACTGGCGATCGAAGGATTTCACGGTGTTAATGGAACATTCGGCGTTTGCCGGAATGGTCACTGCCGAGACTTCAAGAAGGTCCCATGACAAAAAGCGGATACCGCCTTCATCCAGGAATGAATACTCAATTGGCCGGAAGCCGATAGAGAGACCGCGAACCAGCCCCGCCTTAATGGATGCCCAGGCCTCATCGAGGCGTGCAACAAGCTGGGACGGCATATCCGGGGTGGGTTTCACCAGTTTTGCGGTGATCTCAAGCCCGCCCTTCACCATTTTCGGGGTGCAGGTGCCGATGGGTTGCGAGCGGTCATGCTGCCAGAGGAACGGCGTGTCGCTGCGGAACTTCGCGCCCTCCGGCTCCATGATGTCCCCGTCACGGTCAGGCGAAGGCGTGGAGGCGATGCCGGTAATGATCCGCTCGTCCTCGTTCACCGCCTTTACCGTCATGAGGGTGCATGCGCGATTAAGCGTCATTTAGTTGCCTCCTGAAACGAAAAAACCCGCCGGAGCGGGTCGTTAACTGACGTAACTGTCATATGAAATGCACCTGATAATCCTGCTTTTTCGCTTCAGGGTTCAGCGCCATGAGCGAAACGCTGTTGAACAGCGCCATCAGCGGGTCAATCTTGCCCTTGCCGCTGGCCTGCTTGGTAATGAGGATGGCGTTACCTTTCGGCTCCACCCGGGCATTACCCACACACCAGGCCATCATCGGTTGCCCGCCATGGATAAGCACGCCCTCGGCAAGCTTGCGTTCGGTGGTTTTAATCGCGCCGCCCAGGCGCCAGCCCTGGCTCACGCCAACCACCGCATCGGCGGGTATTTCCGCCTCAATCAGCGCATCAAGGATTTGGCCGACGCCTGACGGGTCAATGCCTATCTTGTCGAGCAGTTCAGCAATGTGGATTCGCCGGACGTATTCCGCCACCTCTTCGGTATCCTGCCCCATCCGCTTCACAATGGTCAGGTCGCCTGCCCTCACGAAGTCATTGAACCTGGACTCCTCGCTTTTACGCCGCCGGATGGCTATCTCATGCGCCCAGGCATGGCACCAGCAGAGCCACTCCCGCGTCTCAGCGTCACGTCCGACTGCAGCGAAGCCCAGCAGGTCATCAAGACCGCCGCCATCAATGCCGACGGTGATCACCTCGGCGCGCCGCAGCAAATCATCAAAACTGACGCGCTGCGCCTGCTGCTCCCAGAAATCGACGCCCGCCCAGCGGTCGCTGCGCAGGTTAAGGCCAATTTCAATATTGAGATGCTTCGCCAGGAACTGCTGTAGCGTCCCGTCCGTTTTCGCCTGGTTCTTGCGGAGCTGATCCGCTATCCACTCCGCGCTGACCGAGCGGCCGATGTTCGGGTTGGTGATGTAGAAGTTTTCCGGATCGAGATAAGCCTTGCTTTCCACCATCCGTTCCGGGAACTCGTAAAGGATGCCCAGCGTTTTGGGGTCGTTTATCTTGCCATCACGGACATTACGCCAGTAATCGAGACGTTCTTTGAAAACGCCTGCCGGCGGCTCGTCGCTCTGTGTGGTGAGAAATATCACCCACCCTTCATTACGCGAGACCTGCCCGCCGAGCGCTTCCATAAACATCGCCTCTGCATTGGCGCGCTTGCCGAACAGCCAGAGCTCGTCAACCAGAATACGGCCCGATTTCTTACCTGATACGGTGTCCGTGTCTGCGGCTACCACTTTCAGCGTATTTCGCGTCACCCGGTGCGTAATCGTGCGGATATGGTCCTGGATCTGGAACATATCAGACAGCTCATCGTCGGCGCGTATCATGCCAGCGGCAGGCTTGAAGCTGTTATCGGCAACCTCTTTGGTGGGTGCCAGAATCAGATGCTCTTCGTCCTCTCGCCAGCAGAGGATCAGCGCGGTCAGCATGATGCCCGCTGCGATGGTAGACTTGGTGTTCTTTTTCGATATCAGCAGGCCGTATTCGCGGATGAGCTGGTTGCCTGTTTCGGCGTCGTATCCGCCGAAGATGGTTTTCACGAAGTCGAACACCCATTCTTCAGAGCACTCACCGAAAGTAGGCTTGCCCGGCAGGTCAGAAACCCGCAGTTCACAGAAGATACCCAGCGCCTGCTCCGCCTGGCCGGGAAAGATAGGCGGCGGAATAATGGACTCGCCGGCAACCAGGCGCGATTCCCAGTCCGTACAGGCTGTAGACCACTGCGCCATAAATTACCCCTTGTTGTTCACGACCAGCTTCGGCGGCGCCATCGCGCCAAATTTGCTGGCCCCGGAAGCAGCTTTTGCCGCGGCGTTCCGCGCCTCCTTTTTTCCTGTTTCCCCTTTTTTGGGGTGAATATAGGGAAGCATGGCCTTCGCCGCGTCCTTTCTGACGTCAATTTCTTCAGTGGCGTCGTTCATTACGGCCATCAGAAACTTAAGCGGATCGTCGTAAGCATCAGCTGTGGCTGGCGCCAGTGGCACATCATTTTTTTCGGTAGTGTTTACCGTTGGGGTATAAACATTTTTCCGGCAGGCAGGTATGTCATCTGTCTCGATAACTTCCTTTTTTTTACGCTCAATAAACGCGATGACCTCCGGGTCTTTTGCAAGCTGCGACCCCTTGGACCGTGCGGATTTCTCAGAATATCCCGCCTTCACTGCCGCATCTTTTTGAGACATACCGGACATCAGCGCGACAGCGAATTTACGCTTTTGCGCTGTTAACATGTTTATACCCTCCAGAGGGGAATTTTTTCTGTGCGTGAGAGGGGGGGCGGTGTCCAGCGCGATCGATGTTTACTTCCGAACATACCCCCCCGGGGCTGGCTGTCGTCAGAGACCCACGAATCCCGTCTCCTGACTGCCTTTCGGCACGGCATGCTTCATGGCCTCTTCATCAGGCTGACCGGCTGCCGCTTCACGTGCCGACTTAGCTGAGTGGCATTCAGTACAGAGCGTCCAGAGGTTTCGCTCTGAGTTATCGCCGCCGAACTGTAACGCGATGCGGTGATCGAGTTCGCTTTCATGCAGGTCAACAGCGCGTGAGCACATGCAGCAGTGCCCACCGTCACGCACCCAGATTCGACGCTTAAGGCCAACGCGGGCGCTGCCGCTGATCCGCCGTTGTTCGCCGTATACAGGCTTTATACGGCGCGTATCGATAACCTTCAGCCGTGGCTTTAACGTGGTCAGCTTAGCCATGAAGTCTCCATGCGCGGCGGCGCTCGCGGCGCGGTTGTCTGTCGGGATGCTTTTCTACAGGCAGGCCATCAGCATGGTCCACCAGCGAGCTACACGGATAAATCACCGGACCGCCGCAGGCATCACCAATCGCGTAATCAGCAGGCTTGCTCGCATCCCAGCGCTCCAGCACCTTCGGGATTAACTTCGGGGGTACGCTGTAGCACACAGCATGCACCAGGCGCTGCATGGTGATGTGGTCAGTCCTTTCGCGGTCAGCGGCGATAAGCTTTGTGGCTATCTCCAGCTGATACTGTGGCGGACGACCTGTACCGAGATAAAAGCTAATTAGGGAATCCGGGAAGCGGATTAGCCATTCAGTGACAATCGTCTGAAATCCTTCTACCGGCAGCGCGTCATCCTCTAGCACCACAACGCGACAGCTTTGCTCTGCAGCCCATTGCAGCGCGCGGTAATGATTCCAGTTCGCGCCGTGGTCACTATCATCAATAAGCAGATGAGTATCCAGCAGTGCTGCAAGCCGTTGCGCATGTCTTACGCGAGTGTGATGGCCGACTACCATGAATTTTATGTCTTTAGCCACCAGCGAATCCTCAATAAAAAAGCCGTAACGGCGGCTACTGTTTGAATATCAGGGTGTGATATATCCAAAATCCTAGATATGTTGGCTACTCAGCCCGTCAGTGGTGGGACACTGGCGCACTCAGGCTCGGAGGAACGGCTGATTACCTCTGATAAGGAAATGAAATGTCTTTTTTGCACAAAAGAATGCACCTTAATCAAGGTGATACTGTTGTTGTAGATTGCTCACATCAATGTAACATTATGATTCTCACTGATAGCAATTTCAGCAATTACAAAAACGGGAATCGCTTTGAGTACCATGGCGGTTTTTACAAAATGCTTCCAGCCAGAATTACTGCACCGCATAGCGGGGAATGGAATGTGGTGCTGGATTTAGGCGGAGGAAGTGCCAGTGTTCGCCATGGAATAAGTGTTATTAGAGCTTAGTAATTTGCCCTTAGTCTGACTAAGAGCCTCCTCAAGGGCGGCAATTATTTTTTGCTGTGTGCCGTCCCTTAAGTACCCCAGCAAAGCTATCCTCCTCTAATGAAATAGAGTTTCTTATCCAATTATTTCACCACCTTATTTCAACATTCATAACCACCCCTCATTATTTATGTTTCCACCAAGCGTTTTCCTTCCCGATACCGTCAGTTTTAAACACGGTATGAACAATCGGGCCGGTGACCAGCCTGTCAACGAATGACTGCGCGACGATGCCAAACGCCATCATGTCGCCCACTGCAGCTCCAGCCTGCTCTTTCTTCCAGAAACGATAACTCTCGATTCGGTAATAAAGGTGAATGATGCCATGCGCGAACGCCATTACATCAGCGCGAGTGCCGCCCAGCAGACCAGCGTTAAGCATCACGTCGTTGTAGTGTGCTTCAATGAATTCCTGGTAGATCCGCTCCGGATGATTCTGCTTTGCCCAGGCATCAGCGTATGTCTTCGGTTCAGAGCCGACATAAACCTTACCGGGCTGCATTTCTTCCCACGGTGCGCGAAGCATCTCGACATCAGTGCCATCTGTACACCAGACGAACCGATATTCAGGATGGTCTCGCAGGTGCTGCCAGATATGGAGCCAGCGCCGGAAGTAAATATTCATCTTCACGTCAGGAACGCGGCACAGCTCAACGTCTGCCGGGGCGGTCTGCAACTCATCCACCAGCGCGATACGTCCGCACTCCCGAAGCGAGGCTGCCCATTTGGCAAGCATGTCAGGCGAGGCGGCCATTTTGTTACCACGCTGCGGATCTGGCTGACTGGTTAGCAGAGTAGTGATGACCACGTCACGCTGTCTCCGGTATTCAACGTAACCCGTAAACCCGTTATCACGGCGCTCGTTGTGGATCTTCACGTTACGTTCCACCAGCGCTACCCGGTCTGGCTTAGGTACCGAACGCTCAATGGCTTCATGTTCATCGAGGGAGTGGATCAGCTTTTCAGAACCAACAATATCGGCATAGGCCCATGTGGTTAATCCCGCGTTATGAATACGCAGGGCTAAATCGCTGTGCTCGTACATCCCGCGCCCATATATCGGGTCGAACCCGCCAACCTTTTCAATAGCGCTGCGGTTGTAATACAGCATCACACCACGCTGCCCGGTGTAGGCGATGTGGTTATCATCGCGGTACAGCACGGAGAGGTCATTCAGCTTGCGCGGGCCCGCCAGATCGAGAAACTGATAAGCCAGATGCGGCTCCGGTGATTCGATATAAGGTAGATGCCAGTCGTCGGCGGTCGGCCATGCGTCATCATCCCACAGGAAAAGGTGCTCGCAGCCAGCATCCATTAGCGCTTCAAGACTGGTGTTCTTCGATGCCACGATACCGAGTGAGGCTTCATGCCGGATCAATCGGATGACCTCGGGTACTGCGACAGCGGGCTTTGAACCATCATCTACCACGACCACCAGCGCGCCGACAGGCAAATGACGAAGGTGATGTTCCAGCGCCTGGCTAAGTACACCGGCGCGATTATGCGTGGAAATGGCAATTCCGATACGGCTGGTGGTTCGCGCGCAGGCAGGTGCATACGGGACACCATCGATTTCTACTCGCATAGCACAATCCTCACCGAACCATGCAGGGTTTGCCGCTTAACTTCTCCGAACTCCAGTACGATTCGCTTGTCTTTGAATACCGCGCAAATCACTTCTCCTTTTTCATCGTCAGCAGCAAAGCAGTGATTGACCTCTACCCCCTCAAGAAAAACCTTATAGCGTTCGACGGCAGGGTTAATTCTTTTACCGGGATCATCCTCAAGAACTGTAATGCGCATGATTTATCCTTTTAGATGTGAGCCTGTCGCACGGCAAAGCTGCCGAAATTAATTGGTTTGCCAAAGCTCAAAGCAGAAAGACTATATTCGATGTGCGCGTGCAATACGCATAAAAAAGCCACCAGCGGATGCAAGTGGCTTATGTAAATAATTAATACTCTTTAATAACGCTGGAACCATTTAGGAAATTCAAGATCCTCACGAAGATTTTCAAGCATATAAAAGCAGAACTGGTCAATTGCTTCCGTGACGCTTAGCTCGTTGGGGATTCTTTCGCTGGCATAGATTGCATCTTGTACAACGCTAAACACCCCAGTGGCGCTATAGATATGCGCCAGTTTGCCGTCCGGATCCTGCCGAATAACATTCGTGTTATTGCTAAGGATAATCGTTTGAACTCCCCATAAAAATAACTCTTGCTTTGTCATATACGCTCCTTTTATTCGGAGAATCAAATATAACAAAGTAAACAAAGAAAAATAGTTGAGATTTATCACGCATTATCACAGGCACTCAGTGAATGCCTGCTGTAATGCCTTAGCAGTCGTCATCAGGCATGGCTATAGAGCGACACGCAAACATGCAAGCTTTCTGCATTTCCGTTTTCGCCATAGCAACCCAGCGCGGATCTGCGCCTGTTTCTTTAGCTGTATCCAGTAGGTTGAGGAAATGACGACTCACATCTTTCATCCGGTTCATCACCTCAATATCGCCCGGCGTTAACGTGCGATAACCTTTAACGGTGGTGCCGTCCTGCGGCTTAGCTTCGCTCATTGCTTTACCTGTTCTGTTAGTTGTCTGGTTGCTCAAAGGTGAGCAGTGGGCCGGGGTCGCGGCGCTTCACAGCGTAGCTAATCGTATTGTTGTGCAGAGTGGAGAGAACATCATCAGGCGCTCTGCTGTGAAAGCGCCTTGTGGGGTTTAGTGCTTCACTATGTTTTGAGAACGCATCTATATACCGGCTTGCCTAACTGTACAGCAGGCCGCCCACCGTACAGCTATCCCTGGAATATTCCGATAAAAGATGCCTGCCGCTTGTTAAGCTGAATATATCGGCCAGGATTATTTCCATCTTGTTGGTGGAGAGGCTCCTACAAACAAGGTCTGTGAGTCACAGGGATGAAGACCATACAGACAGGAATGTCTTACAAGAAGAAGCATCAGGGAAAACAAGTCAACGCTGCGTTAGTAATTATAAAAAGAGAAAATATCTATTCTGTCGTCGCCCCAGCCATGGGGCTTTTTTTTACCTCAAGCACTGCTCCCGAACGTACTCCTGTAGGCCATTAAGCTGGCTGGTCACTGTTTTGATTCGCTTGCGGAGGGTGAAATAATCCCGTTGAGCGGCGTCAGTAAGTCGGGGGCCGGTTCCATCATCCAGGCCGGTGGCGCCGGTGGCGGCGTTCTTTTCGCAGGTAGCGTTGAGCTGCAACCGCTTACGGCCAGCAGCCACATCGCGCTCAAGCTGAGCAATATTTTTCTGAGCATCCGCTAAGTCCTTCGTATATTTCGCATCAAGAGCCGCTACGTCGCGCTGACGGCGCTGCATATCCTCAATGTCATCTTTAGCCAGTTTTAATTCACGATTAACTTCGGTTAAAGATGCCTCAGCTTTTGTGAGCGAGGCACGGTAATAAAGCGCGAATCCCACAGCGGCCAGGAAGAGTAGCGGCTTCCACCATGCCCGGACAAAGCCCCATACAGTAGTCATCAGAGCACCCGGCGCGCTGCCGCATAGCGGGCCCGTCTGTCTTCCAGCCCGTTCTGCCCACCGTTAATAATCTGCGTGACGCGCAGCAAATCGCCCGGATATTTCAGGCAGCCTTTGCTGGTATAGAACCATGCTGCAGATCGCGCTGCGGTGGCGTCTTCGGAAAGCAGTTCCGGCGAGCTCACAAGGTCGAGTTTCAGCGCGGCGCCGCAGTCGCGGTAATTCTCGAGCCCGGTGATCTGGATGAGCCCGCGTCCGCGATATTTCCAGCCATCACCCGAGGCGTTATTACCGAGGCGCTTGCTGTAAACCAGATTGGCGATCGCGCGCTGCCGCTCAAGTGGCAGCACCTTTTCATACGTGCGGCGTCCCAGCGTGTTGGCCTGATCCTGAGTTAACCGGCCAGCCCGGACAAAACCGTTCAGCGCTGCGATGCTGTAGTTGAAGCTCTCCACCAGCCTGGTAAAGCCGGTGCTTTCATGGCCGACCTGCGCAATGAACATTGCCTGATCGACCGGCGCGGTGATGCCGTACTCGCACATCGCCGCATCAATGTGCGGAAACCAGCGCGCAGCTAAGCTGGCGCTTAAACCAGCCGCCTGCTGAAATTGTTGTTGGTTCATTCGGGCCTCAGTACCTGAAACAGGCGCGCCACGTTGCCCCGGGCACGGAACACGGCGGCGCAGATGATTAAGTTGATGATGACCGACGCCCAGTGTGTGTGGACGTAAAAGTCGAAGGCGTAGCGGAACGGCACAGAGGCATACGCCAGAATAATCAGGTATGCCAGCCACGATGCCCACCAGCGATGCCGGGCGCCAGGTTTACGGAACAGCATGAGCCTCAGCACAATGGCCGAGCACGTCGCCACGTTTGTCAGTACCAGCGGATCACTTATTACCATTGGCTCCCCCTCTCCACCTCTGTAAGAGCGACAGCGGATCCTGCTCACTGAAGAATGTGAGTGTTTTGATAGCCAGCGCGGAAAGAAGTACTGCACCTAGGGCATCAAGGGGTTTGTCGTTGTACCGGGTGACGCTGGCGAGCATGGAGCCCACCAGCCCGGAACCGTACACACCGGAAAAATAGGAAACGATGAAGTATGCAGTTCGGCGGATAATCGTAAGGTCTGCTGTGGTGGCAACGTAGAATACGGCACCAGCGAACGCGCCGAACACGACACCATAATCTGTGCCGGTCAGCAACCCATACAGGCTGGCTCCGGTTAAGGCGCTTGCAGCTGCAACAGACCCGGATAAAGGTTCGGACATTTAACCCCCTCGTCATTGATGTAGATCCTCTCAGATGAGGGGAACGAAAAAGCCCCGGCGGTGGCCAGGGCTTGAAGTAAGGAGCGGATTAAAGATGTTCATCATCTCACAGAATGTGACAACGACACCTTGTAACGCTTATAGAAACTCTCTATAAAATTCAACTCAGCATTTGTGCAATGGAATTAAAATGGAATTGTCACTAAAAATAGATTCAGTAACTTCATTTCTCAGCTACGTTTATCAGCAAACCCCAGCCAAGCACATAAGATGTTATAGAGGGCAGTCCAACAAACAATGGGGACTTAAACCATCGGTTATGCGTGGTCTTCGTGCAAATGCCGAAAAGCAAATTTTTAGCGAGCTGATGGTTGAGTCTCCAACAGAATTTAATGGTGACCACCTAATGTTCGACAAGCTTGTCAGGGCACAGCATTACGGACTACCAACCCGCCTTCTTGACGTGACGCTAAATCCTCTGGTTGCTCTTTATTTTGCATGCAACGATGATGCTCATCATGACGCCAGTGGCGTCGTGCACATTCTGGACTTTGATGAAAATCGTGTTCGTTTTTCCGATAGCGACACAATCAGTTTGATATGTAATTTGGCTCGACTTACAGATTCTGAGAAGACCACAATCAATCAGGAATTCAGGAAAGTTAAATCCTGGAATGAAGACGCTCGTGTGGAGTTTCGTAAACTGGCACCAATGAAACGCTTATATCAGTTTATTAGGGGAGAAAAACCCTATTTTACTGATTCGATTAGGCCTGTTGATATGTTTAGATACCAGTTTGTGTATCCTGCTAAAACTAACAGGAGAGTTATTGCACAATCAGGTGCATTCGTAGTTGCGGGGCTTCTTGATTATAAAGCCCCTGGCACAACTCACAAAAGCTTCACAACGAGCAAAATCGTGATTCCAGCCGAGTTCAAGCAGAAAATACTTGAAGATCTTGACGTTTTGAATATCAATTCAAGAACAATGTTCCCTGAAGTCGAGTTTGCTGCTGGGTACATAAAGAAAAAATGGCAACGCCGCTGACGTTGGGCTTAAAGCGAAAAAACACAGCCGTAGTGACGTTCTCAAATCCTTTTAAGTCCGTGGCCAAGAAACCACTCTTAACACAATAGAGTATTTTTTGCGGACCGCGATAATGTTTTTTTTCAGTAAAACAGGTATTTTATGGAAAAAATTAAACCATAGTGAGTAAAGGATGACCAAAACTACTTCCTTCAAAATCTTCTATGATGCAGAAGATAAAGAACTGTCGCAGCACAAGATTGATGCAAAAACACTCAGTATTTCAATTGGTTCTATGGCTGATTTGATTTCAGCTGCTGATAAGCGACTTAATGAGGGGCAACAAACTGTTAAGTTGATGGTGACCAATCCTGCTGAAGCTGGCTCCCTCGGTGTTTCCTATACAATGATGGAACTTATCCCGCATGCCATCAACGTTGCGAAAGTGATTGGGTTAACTGGCTTGACTGTGGCAGGAATTGGCGCGCCAGCACTGTCATTGATTCGACAACTAGGAAGCAAGAAAGTCATTTCTATCACTAAACGAGTGGGAACCGACCAGTCTGTTCTCGAACTAGAAGGTGAAGAAATTGTTTGCCACGACTCTGTTGCCAAGTTAGTAACTGACCCAGAAATCAGGGAGGCTCTGGTAAACGTAGTTCGCGCCCCCCTGGAGGGGAAAGCTGGTGCAGTGTTCAAAGTCATCAACGAAGAAGGTGAAGAGGTAGTCCGCCTTGACGGTGAAGAAACAGAGGAAGTTAAGCCTCTACCAAGAGGCACCTTACTTGAGAAGCAGGAATCAGTCGAAGAAGTAAATGTAAGATTCATTCAAATAAACTTCGAAGGGACAAAGGGATGGAGGATTGATTACCTCGGTGAAGAACATGCGGTTTCGTTTGAAGACCAGCTTTTCATACATCAAGTTCAAAACGGTATTGTTAGTTTCACTAAAGAAGATTTGTTCGTTGTGGACCTCAAAACAACAAAAACTTTCACTGCGCGTAACGCGACAACCAAGTATGCTATAACCAAAGTTAAGCGGAAACGCCCTGCTGAGGCCTGATAACGTGGCATCAAATATGCTGATCGCACAACTGATCTTCTGGATAGGAGTGATAATGATCATTCCTACCTTTAGTCGTTTCTGCTTTTCAGCTTCTGCGTTGCTTTGGCGCAGGCTGTTCCCAACGAGAATCTTTGAGTTCCGTTATCATGACGAAAATACCGGGTCCACCAGAACGCTAACAGTTAAGGTACCAAGAAAAAAAGGGAAAATGCTTGCCAGCCTTATCGATGAAGCTATAGCGGAGAATTCAAAACAAAAATGAATTCTCAAAACAAAGGATTAAGTACTGGCAAAGCTACTCTTTCTACTGGAGGTTGGGGAGCAATACTTAGCGTTTTGGCTGGTGCAATTTTCACCGATCCTAAGAGTGTTTGGACCACAGTTGCATATGCCTTAGTCCCGGGTGTGGCTGCAATCCTCACTTATATTATGAATTGGTTTATCTCAAGACATGGTCTTGAGTCTCCAGAAGATGCAGCCAAGAGAGCAAAATGTAAACGCGATTTAGCTGAGATCGACAAGCAGTTGAATTCAAAGCATTTAACCCCAGAAATTGAAGAAAGATTGATGCAGTCAAAAGCAAGAACTATTGAATTATTAGTCTCTATAGGGAGCGATTCTATCCTTGCAACTACAACTCCAACAAAGCAAATTGCTGATACTGCCGGCCCCCAAAGCTAACCGACAGTATCGAGCCTATTTCTTACATATCCATTTCAAGGCGAATATCAAGCATTGATAGACATCCATCAATAAACCCTTCAGCCAACTGGATCTCAATACGTATTAGTTTCTCATCTTTCTTACGAGCTTTTGCGATCTTTCGCTTCGACACGCCATACAGATAATGTGCAACCAACAGTGAATGCTCGTATGGTTTTCTTTTCTTGAGCCGAGCCAGACAGCCCTCAATAATCAAGGCATCATCATCAGTACAGGAAAGGCGAGTTTTACTTGTTTGAGGTAATAACCCCTTAAAACCAGCAGCAATGGGTGAGTAATCAACTCCAGAGCTATCGCTCGCAGCCCATCCCCCCCATAACTCTAAAACCCTTTGTATATCGCGCATTACTCTCTCCACAGAGTTAAATTAACCCAGAACGCCGATCGCGAGCGCCCTGTCTAAAAGACGGAAAATCAGCTCCAGCTGAGAGCCATATTTTTCTTCGAATGCCACGGTGTCCCGATGAAGCTCGTCGTGATGCCTTCTGCACAAAGGCAACACGAAAAGGTCATGGGCTTTGGTACCCATCCCGCCCTGCCCGTGGCCGATCAGGTGGTGGGGATCGTCTGCCCGCTGGTTGCAGCATGCGCAAGGCTGCTGCTTAACCCAGCGGGTGTATTTCTCGTTTTCCCAGCGGCGGCGCTTTGGCCGCAGCATGTAACTTTCAGGCGACTCAGGGTCGATTGTCAGCGCAACCACCCGCGGCTGTTGTTCCTGCGGCGTGTCGCAGTTCACTAGCGTCTTCACGACACCAGCACGCTGTGCTTTCGTCTGTACTATTTCAGCTGCCGACGGTCCCGGAACCATATCGCTTTCACGCGACACGCCCTGCACTGGCAAAGGCGGAAGGCGCAGCGCGCGGCGCGCCACACTCTCCGGCAGCGCATCAGTGATATCCATCCTGACAGCCCACCAGCACAACTCCGGCAGAGTCAGCTCGTGGGTATCGTCAAAGGCGAGGGCACCGCGCGCGATGCTGATAATCCAGGCTATCACATTGGAACGGGCAATTGCTGACAGGCGCTCAGTAAAATGTCCGGCCAGCTGATTATCACAGTGCCAGCACAGACGCAGCGCGCCGGGCTCATGCCGCATCGTGGTCAGCTCATGGTGATGGTACTCACTGTGCGGCCACTGGCAGCCGCCCTGCTGCTTCATCAGCCAGTGCTCCAGCCCAGTGATGCCACCAGCAGCCCGGATCACCCGCTCATCAGTAAAGAAGACCTGCAGTCCTTCGTCATCGGCCAGGGGCTGGTGCGCCGGCGGCACCGCGCCGCTCGGGAAACGCACCATGCTTTCTGGCTGAACCTCCACCAGCACGCGCCCGTTTGCAAATATGGGCATCAGTTCAGGGCCGGGGCGCAGCAGCACGATACCCATTCCGCGCGCTATTTCCGGTGTTAACAGAGCTCTCACGCTGCGTTCCCCTTCGCCACATGCTCAGCCCACAGCCCACCTATCCACTTAATCCCCTTCGCTGTGAAACGCGCCTGGCTGAACGCGTGGTTGGAGGTGGTGGAGGTGCCCGTTTTCACCTCGAATCGTCCGGCATCAATATGCTGGTGGCGCGGCGTCAGTACTCCTCCGAGGCGGTACATAATCTCGTTGTCGATCAGGAACAGGCGGAAATCCGTCTCTTTGGCTTTTAACAGCTTTGCCACCTGACGGAATGAGAGCGAACCGCTGGCGGAGCAGTAGCGATCCACAAACTCCACCTTTGGCGCCGCGGCGGCGAGTTCCTGTGCCAGCCTTTCCTTTTGTTCGGCCAGATCCGCAGCAAGACGCAGTGCCTCCGGCAGCGACCGCGGCACGCCCGGCTGCTGCCCACTTTCCAGTTCCTGCCAGCGATCAACCAGACGCGCGGTAAACTCCGGACATAACTGCGCCACAATGACATAGCTGTCACGCTTGTTAACCAGGTAGTGATGGTATTCCTGCCTGTTCTGCGGGTGGGTGTACGGCAATGCCGTATACCCTTCAATGATGCTTTTCTTCATTAACCGCTCAATCGCGGTGCACACGTCGGTATGACGTGAACCTACAAGCGAGGCTATTTCCCGGCTGGACATAAAAAGCTCCTGACCTGCCAGCGCCGCATGATGCTTAGGGCAAAATGAAATCGGGTGTGTCTGGTTCATACGTTTCTCCATCTTTCAGGCGGCTGCACCCGCCACAAAGTTACTGATCGTGATTTCCACTTTCCCTTTGCTGGTTACCGGGCCCCATTCCACCAGCATCTTTTTCACCTGGCTGTCGTCCTCCCAGACATGGGCCAGCGTCAGCGCATCGAAAAGTGCCTTCAGATAGTTATCCAGATCGCGGCGTTTCCGGTCAGGCGGGTAAAGCACCACCTCCACCGCCAGCAGGCTGGTGACAGGCCTAGGTATGCGCCGCAGTTGCTCAAAAACGGCCGCTGCGGCATTGCTCTGATATTTGCGCCCGTCGGCGCTGACGAGATGACGGCCTTTTAGCGGCCCCTTAGTCGGGGCGCGCCAGTAGCTGTTAACGCTGGGAGGGAATGGGAGGATGAGTTTCATATTCATAACTCTCCCTAAACCGCTAATTGCAGCTGCATTGCAAGCTTATCCCTCTGCTCGCAATAGCTGAGTGAGCCGGGACTGTTGAAGGATTCGATACGTTCAACAAGCACAGCAGCTCTGGTTTCTTTGGAAGCTGGCGCGTAGGCTCCTGACCAGGCTTTATCAATCCCAATATTCCTTGCAACGTTTGTGCTGTCGGCACTGGCAAGTGGTAGCTTTGTAAAAATTAGCGGGTTCAGCATACGCAAGCCGTGCAGTTTCGTTACTGGTTGCCCGAAATCATCCGTTATATGACGTATCAGGTCTTTTATGCGGGCCACAGCCAGATTCGGACGTTTAACGTCATATTCTCCACAACTACCGATTGCCACCCGCGGATAGTGTTTGCAGAGGCGAATAAAGCGATCATCGCTCTCGTTCATGTGCCAAACAGGAACCCCGAAAAATTCACCATGCGGCCATTCATTGAGTAAAGCCTCATTCTCAGCTTCACCTCCATCGATCACGTCTGGGATGATGGCAAAATCGAAACCGGGATGATTTTTCCAGCGTGCTACGAATTCGTAATAATCTCTCCAGTCGATTTTGTTACGTCCTGCGGCCTTCCATGCAGTGAATGCACCATTGTCCAGCGCGAATGACTGGCAGTATTCAGAAACAAGGTTCATTTGGCCCGGATGTGCAAACGAGACAAAGGCATGCCTTCCTTTCCATGCGCGAATGGCGCAGGTATCAGGCGTGATTGGTCCACCGTGATAATGGATCAAGATATCCTCCTCAGCCTTTCAAGAAACAGTTCAGCCTTAGCTTTCGCGTTCTCATCACCATCAACCATCGCACGCAGCAGAGAAACCGCTTCATCTTCTTTGGCGATACCGTTGATGGTGATGCCGCGGGCGACGCCTTTTGATAACGATATGGCGCCTTTCTTCTCCAGCTTACGCAGCATATCGGTCGCAGCGTTGGGTGAAGCGGCCCCCATCAGCTGGGCCACTTCTTTCTGTGTCGGCGGGTAACCGTTTCGTCTCTGGAAATCCGCGAGCATATCCAGCACCTCCTGCTGGCGAACGGTTAAGAGTTGTGGATAGCTCACTCTTTTACCTCCCCTCTCTTTTCGATAGGGGCCGTAGAGGAGGCTTTTTTATACGAGAACGCCAGACGCGCAGATGCCACTGTGACGTAGTCAGGATCTTTCTCAATACCAATAAAGCCGAAACCTTCCTCAAGTGCCGCCCGACCAGTGCTTCCACTTCCCATCCATGGATCAAGCACATTTCCTCCTGGTGGAGTAATCAAACGGCACAGGTACTTCATCAGCGCGACTGGTTTGACCGTTGGGTGGTTATTTCTTGCCCCTCCGGTACGACCTGCACCAGCACGTGGATCGTTAAGACCGGCGCTTCCTTCTTTGCGTCCGCCAGTCATTTCTGATGCTGAAATCGAGTTGAAACGCTCCATGCCCTCATCTCTTTCAGACGGACTTACTTTGGCGCAGTAGAAAAATCTTGCAGCGCTCCCTTTATCTCCATGGAACACTCCAGGCACGCGGCCAATCATTCCGGAAAATGAAACGGAGCCGCTGAAGCCGTTAGTGGTTGGTTCATTGCCAGTTACCGGTGATGCTGCGCCAGCGTTTGCAGGGAAAAGGGTTACAACTTCTTCGCTTCCATCATGAATAAGATTTGCAGGCCAGCGCCCCACAACGTCCTGTTTATCAGTAGGTACACGACAACCATGAATGTTGAGGGCACCGGTACCATATATTTTCATCGTAGCTTCAATTGAAGCGCTAAGTGGTTTACGCGCCAGGACTATTGGCTCATGAGCAGGCTTGAGAGCAGAACCCCAGCCCTGAAAATCCCCCTTCAGATTTTTGCTTTTTGGGAAACCGGTGCCATAGACCCATAAAATCTGATCGCGAACTTCGAAACCGGCATCTTCAACATTCACTACCAGCCGGTGATAAGTTCTCGACCCGCCGAAGGCGAGCATATGTCCCCCCGGCTTAAGAACACGCAAACATTCCAGCCATTGTTCGACCGTTGGTACGCTGTAGTCCCATTTATGGCCCATGAAGCTCAGACCGTACGGTGGATCAGTGACGATGCTGTCAACAGAGTTATCAGGCAGACGCTTCAATACGTCCTCACAAAGGCCAACATGTATCTGATAACTCATCACAGCTCCCCCACATAGTTACCGGCCAGATAGCAACGGCCTTCCACGTAACCAACGCGGTTGCTCATCTTCAGGCACTGGGTACGCTTCTTCGCCAGCCGTTCGCGGTCCCGGTTACTCTTCGAGGCATCGAACGCAGCCAGGTAGGCATGTGCGGCGCGGCGCCACAGATTCTGTCTTTCCAGCTGGCAGGCCAGCTCTTCAAAAACTTCGTGTTTCAGCTTCTCGTTTTTCATGATCTGAACCCCTCCGGGACCTGGCTGTAATCAACACCGGCATAGCTGGCTTTAAATGCGCTGTCGTCGCGCTGCACACTGCGCTGCTTCCATTGCTTGCGGGGCGGGCGTCCGCGCTCTTTCCAGCGGGTAGCGCTCAGCAGGTAGCCTTCAAGCTTGCTCGGAACGAACAGCGTCTGCGGGCGCATGTAGTCGTACATTTCCGTGTCGTGCCAGTGCTCGTGTTTGTAGTCGACAACGAGCTGCAGGTCGTCCACCGAATGACCTTCGCGCAGCCGGGCCCGGATATTCTCCAGTGAGGATTTCGAGTTCTGGTAACGCGCGCCGGTGACCAGATTCAGGTGCTTCAGCACAGCAATCGCTTTATCGGTGATCAGCTGCTCAGCGTCGGGTTGCCGGGCAACCTGACAAGAAGGTTGTTTATCTGATGGTTCTTGTTTTGAATTTACTGACGGATCGTGTCCAGATTCTGGACCCTGAGAAGCCCGGTTTTTGCGGTTTTCCGGACGTTCAGATTCTGGACGTCCAGCTTCTGAACCTTCGGATTCTGAACGTCCAGATTCTGAATGTTCAGAAACTGGACCCTGAGAATAAGCACCGGCAGCCGCCTGGCGCAGGCGCGCCACATTCAGCGTGTAGATGTTGGTACCGCTGCGCTGGCCCTGACGGCGTTCTTTACGGGTCAGCCATCCGTCACGCTCAAGCTCACCAACTGCGGTAATAACGGTGCTGCGACCGGCGCCAATCTGGCGCGCGATGGTGTCGACGCTGGGCCAGCTGATACCTTCATCGCTGGAAAAATCAGCCAGGCGCGCCAGAATCAGCAGCTTCGTGCCTTTGATTCCGGCACTCGCGCAGCCATCCCAGACGTAGGCTGATAACTTAACGCTCATGCATCCACCCTTTTGAACTTCTCGCGGAACCGCTCAACAGGCTGCATGCAATCGTGCGGGTAACCCGCGCGCCGGAAGATAACCTGTCGCTTTTCGGGGTCGTAACCAGTGACGTGGACTTCAGTTCCCCGCCAGTCGCGGTATCGTCTGTTGAGTTCCTGCACGCGAAAGCCTCCGCCTGGCGGTTAAACTCCCCTACCATCTGCTGAACGAGCTGGTAGCTGACGGGCACACAGTGGCCTGATACTCTCACTGCATACCGGTACTGCACCGGACCGGCTCCGCCCGGTACCGGCAGCGCAATAAGTTGCGACCTGCGGTAACGTGTTGTTAAACTGTTCATGCGTAGTTTCTCCACTAATGAAAAGACGCGCCCGACGCCTCGAGCTGCACACTCGGGGCGTCACCTTTTCTGGTGCTCATAAATACTTCCACTGCCTGGTCTGAAACCCCATACAGCGCCATAAAGCCCATGAATCCGTGGAACTGGTGGCGAATAGTCTTGCGAAACAGCTCAGAGAGCTTTTTGCGTTCATGACGGTCAATTACCCCATCCTCCGCCGCTTCAATCTGCGCCTGCGCCAGCTGGCCTTTCGCCGCGCTGGTTTTCATGTCAATCGCGAACAGGTCCACGTTGTCCATGCTTTCCGGCTTCGGAACGTCCACCAGCAGTTTGCCGACGCGCGCCGCGGCATATTCCGCCAGCATTGATACGCCGGACAGGTCCTCCATGCGCTCCAGTTCGGCCAGCGTGAAGAAGCGGCTGCCGCATTTCTGGTACATGTGGTTATGAAAGGTGTCGATGCTCATGCCGAGATCGGCAGCCATCCCGAGACGACCGGCGGGATGCGCCTTACACATCGCGCTGATTGCTGATTTGATGTTGTCTACCATCATGTTTTTCCTTTGGTAGTTTCGCCCACAATTACCTGCTGCTATGGTTTTGCAGGTTATGGATTCGGTTTCGCAAATGAACGCAAAGCTTTTCAATTGAATTACCGTGTTGTTGGCGGTTCAGGTTGGTAAAGAGCGGGTACCGCTTAGGCGGCCCTAGAGCTGCGTTTCTTGCCATACAGTAACCAGAGCGGGTCGCACTGGAGAGCTGCGGCAAGTTCAAACAGGAAGCGCGGACGTTGCGTAGAACCTGCTTCAATTTGCTGTATTGATTGCTGCTTCATCCCAGCTTTCTCAGCTAATTGTGCTTGTGTCAGATTCAACTCCATGCGCTTCTGCTTGAGGCGTTCGGAAATTGTATTCATTACTCACCTCCACAGTTTTATCTGTATTTTCTAACAGTTACTTCTGTTTGTCAAATACAGTTTTGCCTGTAAAGATGTGAGGAAATGGAGAGGAAGCTATGAGCCTTGCAGAACGGGTAAAACAAAGAAGAATTGAGCTAGGTTTGACTCAAACTGAAGCAGCAGAAAAAGCTGGAATCAGGCAGCAGTCTTGGGCGAGTATTGAGGAAGGCAAGACATTAAAGCCCCGGAACATTGTTGGTATTGCTGAATCTCTTCACTGTGACCCGTCATGGCTGGTTAATGGCGGCAACTTCCAGCCTGTTAGCGAGGTGAATACAAGGAGGATTCCATTGATCAGCTATATACAAGCTGGAGAAATGGCAACTAAGGGCCCAATAGAGGCCCTTGATGGCTCCTGCGAGTACGTAATGACTGACATGGACTGGTCGCAATACACCTTTGCTCTAAAGATTGTTGGCGATTCTATGGAACCTGATTTTAAGGCTGGTGATGTGATAATCGTGGACCCGGAAATCGAACCAGCACCTGGAGAGTTTGTGGTTGCGAAAAATGGCGAACACGAGGCCACCTTCAAGAAGTACCGCCCAACCACTCTTGCAGAAGATGGCAGACAGCACTTCGAATTGATACCGCTTAACGATGATTATCCTGTAATGCGAAGCATTGATCGCCACATCCAGATTATTGGAACGATGGTTGAGCACCGGATTTATCGCCGGAAGAGATAGTCACCATCATAGACAAGTAGTTGAGGCGCAGTGGCCGGAAGAGACGTTTGGGTGAGAAGTAGGCCGATGTTCCTAGTGTAGATGGCGCAGTGATTTAACTCTCGAAAAGAGTTTTGTTACAGGACAATGCAAGTTTAAATGCAGCAGACCAGTTAAGTGACTATAAATACACACTTTTCATGAACTCAGTCATGTTCAGACATTTTAGCATTTTATGATGATCTGACTTGCAAAGGCTGAGTTAATATATATATTAACACTGCAATGGCGGCCCTTTGTGGAGAAATCTTTTCAAGGCGAATGTTATAAAATTGTGCATTGTAAAGGTGCACTGGAGTCGCTATCCGAAGCGTTAAAGAGCGTTACTCCGGCAAAGAAGCAGAAATCAATGATGATTTCTCTTAGGTTGCAGCTTGAACGCTTGGCTTCAGGGAAGCGTACCGCTGAGTTAAGCGTGAGAAAGGAAGGAGTTTTGCCTTCTCTCAACGGCAAGCCCAGCAAGCACTTTTGGGCTATTAAGAAAATCCCCTTGCGGGGTTACTACTGGGAGTCAGAAGTTTATGAGATGACTTATTATATAAGCCATTATATTTATAAAGATTTTGATAAGTTGGATGAGACAGATACTCAAAAAGTTAGAAATAACTGGGAGAGAATCGAGAGAGGTGGCGATGAGTATTGATAATCTGTTCAGCAATGAAGAATTTTGCTTTCCAGAAATCAGTGATCGTGAAATGGCCCGAGAGAGGCTTCTGTTTAATACTACAGAAGATATCCTTATTGGTATGGAAGATGCAGGCTTAAATCAAACTGACCTTGCAAAAAAGCTGGGCAAGTCAAAGGCTTATGTTTCACAGTTGCTAGATGGGACTAGAAACATGACCCTTAAAACATTAGCCGACATTTCTTATGCCTTAGGGGCAGAGGCGAAAGTGTGTATTATTAGAAATGGTGTAGATGTTTCTCACCAGGTTTCTGCTCGAAGAGATTGGTTTAAAAGCGTTAGCGCCGATGTAAACGATAATAAAAAAAATTATTTTGTAGCAATCACCCTGCCAGCACCTCAAGCGGATCGTGCAACGTATGTTAAATGATTTTAACCTCCTTGAAGTAACTACTCTTGAAACGAGCTTTAAGCAAAAGGGACACAGCCGAGGCCAAGGCAATGTTGACTTCATCTTTGGCTCTCTAAACATCGAAGCTGGGGCAGAGCTTGCTACAGATTCATCTAAGTCGGTGCTTATAGTTCTTGCAGAACCTCAAGCAGTTGGATTTAGAGAGGAGAATAATGAAGAAGAGTTTTCTCTATCCATGAAAATGAAGATGGTTTACACCTACCCTTCATCTTTTACGGTAGATGAAAAGTTCATAACGGAAAGTTCATGGTTTTTCTCTTCGTTTTTAAGAACATACTTCAAGTTTTATGCGGAAGAGATTCTCCGCCAAGCTGGTATTGACGGAATTAAACTTCCGCTCAATTGATCGTTCCCGGCCGGTCTGCCGGGTTTTTATTGCCTATTCGGCCCATCCTTCAGTAGCTCGCTTCTCCAGAAGCTCCATCACTCTATCCATATCCTTCCGCTTCTTCATAATTGTTATTAGCTGCCGGTATCCGTGGTGAGATGGCACAAGAACTCCTACCCAGGACAATCCCTTTCCCACGTCCCTTTCAAAGCTTCAAAGGCCAGTGGCGCGAATGCTAGTGACTGTTCGCACGGTTGTATCGCTCTTTCAAGATGATCGATATCAACGCTCAGCTTGTAAGGCGCCTTGATCTGCTCTTGCAAATCAAAAGCACCCGCCCCCTCTGGTCTGCCGACAACCAATGCAGTATTTCTAACCACTCATTGATATCCGTAACATGCTGAACCTTTGAACCCTGATTGAATTAATCTCACATAAGCAGTACGAGCATGTAACCTCAAAAAAATAATCTTCAAAAACAACCACAACTGTTTTGATTAAGCTTAAAAACAGTTTTATCTGTTGACGTTATTACAGTTTTATCTGTATATTTAACCCACCAGCATGACGCTTGTAGCCAAACGTAACAGATTTGCATCACTCACAAACTATGAAAAAGGGCAAGAAGTTTACGCAATACACGAGAGCATCACCAGGTAACGGGTTCATAACCCAATCCACCCGGGGGGACTCCGAACCGCAGGTGCACTTCTGTGTTGTGTGGAGAAACTACCCGGCGGCCAGTGCAGATGGCCGCCCCCTTTCACGAGAGTGAATAAAACCTGTTCAAACAGACTTACCCCATTTTCGCATGGGTAGGGTTGCTACAACCAAAAGACAGCGCGGTGCAGCGCAAAGTGAAGTGGAGGAACACGCATTGAATTACGAAAAAACGAAGGAGCTCGCGAAATCAGGCCACCAGCTGGTGGTGCTTTTAGGCACGCAGAACGGCATGCATGAAGCCGCCTCTCTTGTGCAGCGTATGGCCGGGCATCTCGATCTCTTAGCTGTAGTGTTAAGGGAAAAGACGAAGATCAGCGACGAGCTGCTGGAGGCGCTGCGGGATCGGGCGGAGCCGATGTTTTACGTGAGCGACAAGGCGGCAAAGCGCCTGCTGCGAGGTTATACACGCTTCGCCACCATGACTACAGAGCCGAAAGCGGGCGTGAGCCTGCCGCTCTGCATAGCGCCACCGCCCGCACCGGTTGTTGATGGGATTGTTGGTTGGGTCCGTAACGACGATGGTGATACGAGCGATCCACTTTTTCTGTGTGGATCAGTTCAACCCGCAAACGGCAAGGCATATAACAGCACTTATTATCCGGTAAAGCGCGCCGCACCGGGAAAGGAGGGGCGATGAACCATCTAATGATTGATCTTGAAACGATGGGCAACAAACCCACCGCACCTATCATCGCGATCGGGGCTGTGCTTTTTGAACCCTCCACTGGCGTGATGGGACCGGAATACTATGCCGTAGCGGATCTGGAATCCTCAATGGTTCGTGACGCAGTGGCAGACCCTGGCACTATCTTATGGTGGCTAAAGCAGAGCGCAGAAGCGCGAGCCGCCATTACCAGCGATAACAGGGTGCACATCACGAATGCTCTCGGCGGGTTGATAAAGCTGATAGAGGACAACTGTGAGCCGAAAAGCTTACAGGTATGGGGCAACGGAGCGACATTCGACAACGTCATTATAAGGGCGACATTTGAACGTCACGGTTTCTACTGCCCCTGGCAGATCTGGAACGATCGTGACGTGCGCACAATCGTTGTAATGGGTCGCGCTGCTGGCTTTCATCCGCGTTATGAGATTCCGTTTGAAGGCGATTTGCATAACGCACTTGCTGATGCCAAGCACCAGGTGAAATACGTTTCAGCAATCTGGCAGCGGTTGATTCCTGCCACCAGCAACAACATCTAATTTAACCCGGATGCAGCCGGTAAAGTGGAGAAAAAGCCATGAAGCAAATGCTCACGCTTGAGGAATGGGCAGCAGAGAAATACCGGAGCAGTCCACCAGCTTTGAATACTCTGCGCCGATACGCTAAGCAAAATATGTTTTCCCCACCAGCTATGAAACAGGGTCGCAAGTGGCGAGTAAGGGAAGATGCAGAACTTGTAGGCGAATTGGCTAAGCCGAATATCCGAAAGACTGACTCGCCTATACTTCAGAGGATTCTTGCTGATGGCAGCTCGACCACGTAAAAACAATATTTCTGTTCCGAACCTTTACCCTCTCTACAGTAGAAAAGCGAATAAGGTTTACTGGCGCTATAAACATCCCGCCACAGGTAAGTTTCATGCGCTGGGTACCGATGAGGCAGAAGCTATAGCGATTGCTACAGAAGCTAACATGCGACTGGCGGAACAGAGAACCCGGCAAATTCTGGCGATCAGCGACAGGATTGCTACCAGCAAAGGCAAAGCAATCACGGTTTCTACATGGCTGGATAGATACTGGAAGATTCAGGAAGAACGGCTGGCGACGGGCGACATCAAACTGAACACATTCAAACAGAAGACAAAACCGGTTTCGCTATTGCGAGAGCGAGTCGGTATGAAACTGCTGCCATCAGTGGATGTTCGCGATATTGCTCAGCTGCTCGATGAGTACGTCACTGCCGGTCAGCCGAGAATGGCTCAGGTCGTCAGAACTGTGCTGGTAGATATTTTTAAAGAAGCGCAGCATGCGGGTGAAGTTCCTCCAGGTTACGATCCAGCTTCAGCAACTAAAAAGCCCCGCCGAAAAGTTACCCGCCAGCGCCTCAGTCTGGAGGAATGGCAGCGGATATTCGAGATTGCAGATGCCAACCATCAGTATATGGGTAACGCTATGTTGCTGGCTTTGGTAACCGGCCAACGCCTGGGTGATATTTCGAAAATGAAGTTTAGCGATGTCTGGGATGATCAGTTACACATTATTCAGGAGAAAACAGGAAGCAAAATAGCGATCCCATTATCGCTCCGCCTGAATGCAATTAACTGGAGTTTGCGGGATGTTATAGCGCGCTGTCGGGATTATGCGGTTAGCCCTTACCTCGTCCATTTTTTCAGGGCCACGTCGCAAGCAGAACGAGGCGCCCCAGTTAAAGCGAACACGCTAACCATGAATTTTAGTAAGGCACGGGATAAGGCAGAAATTGACTGGGGGGAAGGAACGCCAGCGACATTCCACGAGCAGCGATCGCTATCTGAACGTCTTTATAAGGAGCAAGGGATTGACACTAAAAAGTTGCTCGGCCACAAGTCGCAGCAACAGACCGATCGTTATAACGATGACCGAGGGAAGGACTGGACGACGATTGCAATTTAG